GATTCCTTGGCAATCTGTGCCTGAACCTTTTGCTGCTCAACCTGTAGACGCTGACCTTCAAGAGCAACCATCTGTGCTTCTGGAGTCTGCATCTGTTGCATCTGAGCCATTGCTGCATTAGCTTGTGCAACTTGCTGTGCAGCTTGAGCCATGACCATTTCAATAATTTTTGGATCATTTGGATCAATGCCAGCTTGAGCAGCCTGTGCACCATACTGCTGGACCATCTGCTGTGCTACGCCGTTAACCTGTTCCTGATACTTCATTAGCATATGTTCTTGCATGTTTGCCTGAAGAACAGGAGCAATACGTTGCATAAGAGGATTACCACCATTCATAGGATCTTGCAGATAAGCCATCTTTGCCTGAATGTGAGCATCATGGTTCTGACCTACGAAAGCTTTAATTGGTAAACCCTTAACTGCCGCTGCAATATCAGAAATGGGATCTAAAGGAACAGGATCAGGTTTACGAGGCATGATCTTATCTAGATTGGGAATATTGGCGGCTGTAAGAATTGTACGGTTCAATTCTTCAACATTGAACATGCCGGGAGGTGAAGCTTGAGAAAGTTGTAGGGCCATCTGTGCCATCATCATGCGATGGGCAGAAGACGGAATGTTTGGATCTGAAACTGGAATTACGTCAATACGGCCATCAAAGTCTGACTTGTAAATCTTTAGTGTGCCATTTGGAATATCACACATTGATTCTTCTGGAAGATACTCATAGTTAATACGAGCCAAAAGTTTAAGTTCGTCTTTCTGTGACTTGTGAAGGCGTTTATGAATGGCAGAGAAAAACTTGCTGGAAGCTTCTAGCAATGCCATTGTAGTGCCTACAGGACCATAACTGGCTGCGTCTGCAACCACCTGTTCTGTACTGTCCGCAAACTTCTGTGCAGTTTGAGTTACAAATCCTAACATCTGGAATAGTACTTGAGATGGTTCTTTATAAGGCAGTGGAATGATCATGCGAGACAGATCATTACCAACTGCTTCAACTTCCTTCCATTCACCGGGAGAAATAGGATCGTTGTCGCCTACAATCCGTGTACCCTTAGCTTTAAAGCCACCGGGTAGGTTCGCAAACTGTCCTGCGTCAACCAGACTTCGCATTGCTGCTGTAGCAGTCATTGTGAGATTGCCGAGGAAGTGAATTAGGCCAAGACCATAAAAACCAAAGCCGGGTACAAAACGATAATGTGTAAAGAAAATTTTCTTTTCTCTACGCTTATCAGTCTTATCATAGTTTCTGCGAATAGACAGAACTTTACGACTTTCCTGTTCAACTGTTACAATGTACGGTAGGGACAGACCGTCACTCTCTGCAAACTGTTCTGGTAGATCTAGATAGCAATGCTGCTCTAGTAGAACATACTGTGGGTCATTTTGAGAAGAAGGGGAAAGACCCAGAATCGTATCCATCTTTTGTGCCATACCTGTTTGAGTTGGTACGGTTGCTTCTGGTAGCTCAATATCAGCGTACATGCCAGAAAGGATGTCACGCTGCATTTCTACCGGACTACGATAAATTACATGAGTGTAACGGTCTGCCCTACGCAGATCGGTTGCATAGTAGTTAACATAAAATTGATCAATAGGAACAAATTCACTTACAGGACGATTTAGTCCTGCATCAAAGTAAGTTTTCTTAAATGCTGAACCAATCAGTGGTAGATGGAACAGCATACGTTCAAACTCGTCAAAGTATTCAGGCATAAGATCAGTTAGCTGATAATTCATAAACTGCTTAATACGATTTGCCTGATTTTGTTTTTCTTCAGTTACGTCACCAATAATCTGTGACTTTACTGGACCTGAAGGTGGAAACAATTCCTGAATTGCCTTGGATTGAAACTTAACTGCTGATTCAATCATAATTGGATGTACGGCAGTACAGGCACCTTCAAATGGCTCAGAAGCTTCCTGTAGCTTTAGACCTAGCAGATCAAAGCCACGTTCAAACATTGACTCCCATTCTGAACGAGAATCCTTGTCTGTAGTAAAATTGTCGTAAACTTGTGTAGCAATATCGTCCAGAAGATCTTCGTCCATATCCTCAACTAAGTTGCGATAAAACTCTTCTTCTGTTTCTTCAATCTGTTCTTTTGCCCTGTCATCCTCTGGTGGCTTAAATTCTACAACTATACCACCATCTTCTGGATCATATTCCATTGACGCAGTGCTGCCATCTTCCATAGGAGTTTCCTGCTGAATCTCAATAGAAAGTTCAGCCATTGGAATTGGATCAAAAGGATTACGTTCTGTTGCCATTATTTTAAATTACCCTTCTTCTCACAGGTAAGGAAATATTTATATCTAATTATACCTCTAAGTCCTATAATACACAAGCATATTACTTAAATTTCACAGATACAGTAGTAAACTTGTGGTCTTCCTATTATGTGCTTTCATTACTTTAAACTCTCCAATATCCTATTCTTTTATGTTTTCTTGGATTTGTATCATCTTCCCAATCTGGGTCTTCTGGGTGTAGCAATCTCCAACTTTCCTTTACATAATGGATTGCCATTGTAGCTGCGTCAACTTGGTCATCGTGCGGTGCATAAGGAAATGTAACCATTTCATCCGCCAAGTCCTTAGCCCAATCTTTATATCTTGGTAGCCAAACTCTACCAGATTCTAGCATCGGAGTTACGGCATAGACACGACTTACCTTGTCCTTGTCTGGAGTATATTCCAAGACTGGCAAGCCAGCCCTTCGCATGTCCTGTATCAAAGATTGTCCACTTGCCTTCTTTTCAACTACACAAATATCCGGCCTGTGCTTTTGAAACTCCTGCTGTGCCATCCTTCTTAACTCTGGATATTCATACCTACCCTTAATACTTCCCAACAAAAGTAAATGACTGGCAATCTGTTCTCTTCCTGACAGTTCATTAGCCTCCATATTTCTGAAAATACCCCAAGTCTGAATTACACTGTAGTCTGCCGTATTCTTAGTCGAGAAAGCCGTATCATACGTCTGAATTATAAAATCACAGCGAGGAGGATCATCGTAAGGCCACCACTGTAACCACTCCTTCTTGATCATCCCACCCTCATCTGGAGTAGGATTCTGCATGTACAAGCTTTCCCAGTACTTGCTGCCGTTGGTTGATCTAATTTCTAATTCATCCAGCCTAAGTACTTCATCCGGCTTCCACTCTGGAAAGTAACTGGTTCCTTCAGGTAGACCAAGTAACTTGGCAGATCTTTCATCTAGCCATGCAGGAATGGATACCACTTGCCACCGTTCTTTAAACGGAATATCCATCTTCTCTTCCTGCTTGAGAAGCCATCCGCACAGATCATCGTAGTGGTATCTGGTGTTAATGATAATAATGGCACCATTTGGCATCAGACGAGTACGAAGACCTGAAGGCCACCATTCCTTGATGTACTTACGTCCTGCACTGGAAATGGCATCTTCTTCCGACATGGCATCGTCCAGAATGGCAATGTGTGCACCGCGTCCTGCAATCTGAGAACGTACACCAGCAGCGTAGTAGCTTCCACCTTGTCCTGTCTTCCACTTACCAGCAGCCCTTACGTCCTGCCTCAAAAGAACACCGGGAAACATATCCTGAAAGTCATCCATACCTACGATGTCTCGTACCGATCTACCAAAGTCACTTGCCAGTTGGTCTGAGTGACTGATAGACATAATCTCATGGTTTGGATTCTGTCCAATGTACCACGCAGGGAAAAGCTTTGAACAGACAACAGATTTACTGGAACGTGGTGGCAGGAATACCATCAAACGCTTGATTTCACCATCAACTACTTTCTGTAGCTTATCTGCTAAGACTTCTATATGTTTACCCATATGAAAGTCTGTAATAATCATAGGTGCAACTTTTCGTATAAAAGACAAAAAGTCCTCATTGCTTTGTCTTGAAGATAAATCTTTTAACCTTTGTCTTAAAGACACAAGAGTATTAAAGACAATCTCTTGATCTTCTGGTACTTTGTTCAATGTACTGTCAATTATTAAAGACATTGATTTTCCTATAGTTTATGTTTTATTGTACTATTTTAACAGACAACCCTTGCAAAGACAAGAAAAATATGATAAACTTACGTCGAGGGTTGGGAGAGAAGTTCTTATAAGACTAAGAAGAAGACTAAGAAGAAGACTAAGAATAAGACTAAGAATAAGATATATAAAAGATATACTAAAGAATATATAAAAGATATACTTAGACTGAGACTTAGACTAAGCCTTAGACTAAGACTTAGTACTGGCGAAGCTGTTTTATATTATGGGATTATATACCCTAGTATTTTTTATGTACTACTAGAAAGTGGTCTTGCTGAAATAAAACAAAGGGGTGGTTTTGGTATATCTTTTTAGTAGCAAATCTGTATATTTTATATTGATTATACTACCTAGTTATTTTTAGTCTGTATGTTTTAGGTGCATTCTCGCTGCTCGGACAAGGTGGGGACTTTTTTGGCTAGGGGTAACAATCTAGAGGATTTTGCATAGTCTAAATAGACTAGATAAAACATCTAGGCAAAAAGCATAGCACTGACAATTTAGAATTGTTCTAATTCTATTTCGCAAAACACTAGGAAAATCCCTTAGAAGTCTAATAATTGCAGACGCAACTATCTAGTACCATGCAAGAAGTATGCCATCCGCCCCCCTATACCACGAAAGAATATTAC